TATGTGTACCTCCAAGAGAAGAACATAGTAAAGAAACAAAATATGAAGGCGCTTATGTAAAAGACCCTATTCCTGGTGGCCATGATTGGATTGTTTCATTTGATATTAACTCTCTATATCCACATATTATTATTCAATACAATATTTCACCTGAAAAGATTTTAGGTTCATCATCACATGGTATCAATGTCGATAAAATGATTGATATGAAAATACCTCTAAACTATTTAAAAACTGAAGGCGCTTGTGTCACACCAAACGGTGCGAAGTTTAAAAATGATAGTCAAGGTTTTCTACCTGAAATGATGGAGAAGATGTACAATGAACGAGTGATTTACAAAAAGCGTATGTTGAAAGCAAAACAACAATACGAAAGAACTAAAAATCCAGAATTAAAGAAAGAGATTGCTCGTTGTCATAATATTCAATGGGCAAGAAAGATTGCATTGAACTCAGCTTATGGTGCAGTTGGTAATCAATACTTTAGATATTATGATGTAAGACAGGCAAGTGGTATTACAACTGCCGGCCAGTTTATTATTCGTTTTATTGAAAAGAAAGTAAATGAATATCTAAACAATATATTACAGACACATGGTGAAGTTGATTATATTGTTGCATCTGATACTGATAGTATCTATGTTCGATTTGGTAAACTTGTAGAAAAAACTTGTAAAGGTAAAACAAATGACCAGATTGCAGACTTCTTAGGTAAAGTTTGTGATAACAAATTAGAACCTTATATTGAAAAGTGTTTTGATGAACTTGCTGATTATTCAAACGCATTTAAAAATGCTATGGTAATGAAAAGAGAAGTAATCGCCAATAAAGGTATTTGGGTTGCAAAGAAAAGATATATGTTGAATGTGTTAGACGAAGAAGGCATAAGACTTGCTGACCCTAAATTAAAATTAATGGGCATTGAAGCTGTCAAGTCTAGCACACCTCAAGTCTGTCGTGGTAAGATTAAAGAAGCGATTAAGATTATTATGTCTAAAGAACAATCTGATTTACATAATTTTATTGAAAACTTTAAGAAAGAGTTTTTACAATTAGAACCAGAACAAATTGCTTTTCCTAGAAGTTGTAATAATCTAAGAAAGTATAGAAGCGCTAGTGGTATATTCATCAAAGGTACACCTATTCATGTAAAAGGTGCTTTGATTTATAATCATCAAATAGAACAGTTTAAATTGCATAATAAGTATCCTTTGATACAAGATGGTGACAAGATTAAATTTATTAAATTGAAAGAGGCCAATCCATTTAAATTTGATGTGATTAGTTATATCAGCACATTGCCTACAGAATTTAAATTAAAACCATATGTTGATTATGAAGTACAATTTGAAAAGACTTTCTTAGACCCAATGAGATTTATCTTAGATGCAATTGGTTGGAAAGCAGAGCCACAGGCAAGCTTGGAAGGATTTTTTATATGAAAACATTTAAACTATTTTCAAAAGTAGTACATACAAATATTTTGGTTATTACTGAAGAAGAAAGACTATTAGCATTAGATATACTTAAAAAAGAAGAATTTAGAGAAGCTGGTACAGCTACAGGCCAAGACAATCTACCTTATACTTCAGATAATCTATACATACTTGATAAACCAGAATTATCTTTTTTAAAAAATAAAATTATGGAATATGTACATCATTTTATGTGGGATATGATGAAATATAATAATAATAATTTTAAGATGACTACTTCTTGGATAGCAAAAAGTTCTCCTGGTCAAACATCTCATTGGCATAATCATAATAATTGTTTTTATAGTGGTGTTTTTTATATAGATACACACGAAAATTGTGGAGATATTAAATTTACTTCAATGGATAATAGAAGATATAATTTAATTGTATCAGAATATAATGAGATGAATAGTGTTGAGTTTTATATAAAACCAGACAATCTCAGACTTTTATTATTTCCGGCTGAAACTTATCATCAGGTTGCAAAAAATGAATCAACAAAAGATAGATATTCTATTGCATTTAATGTAATGCCAACGGGATTGATAGGTAGAGGGGATAGTCAGTTACACTATGATTAATTTACCTAATAAAAAATACGGTGTGATTTATGCAGACCCACCTTGGTACTTTAAATCGTATAGTGAAAAAGGTGAGGGTAGAAATCCTAATCAACATTACGATTGTATGAATTTAGATGATATTAAAAAGATGAAAGTCGGTGATATTGCAGATGACAATTCTGTTTTATTAATGTGGGTTATTGACCCTATGTTAGACAAGGCCTTTGAAGTAATAGATGCTTGGGGATTTAAATATAAAACTGTAGGTTTTACTTGGGCAAAAACAAATAAAAATACACTTGGGTTCTTTACAGGTTTAGGATATTGGACAAGAGCCAATCCTGAAATGTGTTTATTGGCAACTAAAGGCAAGCCAAAAAGAAAGTCTAAAAGTGTACCTCAACTGATTGTGTCAGAAAGACGCAGGCATTCCGAAAAACCACTTATTCATAACCGAATCGAAGAACTTTTGGATGGTCCGTATATTGAATTATTTGCAAGAAAAGAAACAAGACCAGGCTGGGATTTTTGGGGAAATGAAGTATGAGCTTGACAATTAGTGTATTATGTAGTATAATGATATTATTAATACCAATTATTTTATTATGGATGTGGAATGGCGAAGACCCTAAGTAGAGAAGAAGCACTACATTGTGCAAATATATTTAACGATTATTTTGGCCAGTTTGAAAGAATTGACCAATATATGCGTGACCAAAAGATGGCTCAGATTGAGTCATTACCTCAATCACTTCCTGGTATGGGATTTGATTCAGATATGTTTGATGATTTTTCTATTTCACCAGAAGATATGGATATTGAAGTTGTTGAATTAGATAATCATACTTGGGACACTTGTATTAATATGATTAGTAGTCATAGTAATATGGTCAGTATTCCAGGCAAAGCATTAAAGTTGGCCGTTAAAGATAAAAATACAAACAAGTTTTTAGGTTTCATTCGGTTCGGTTCTCCAGTTATTAACTGTAAACCAAGAAATGATTTGTTAGGTAATGTACCTAACTTAACAGTATTTAATAAAACAGCTATTATGGGATTTGTGATTGTGCCTTGTCAGCCCTTTGGTTATAATTACCTTGGTGGTAAGTTATTGGCTGGCTTGTGTTGTTCACATTGGGTAAGAGAAAAACTTAATGTAAAGTATGATATGAACTTAGTAATGTTTGAAACTACATCACTTTATGGTAATACAAAAGGTGCATCAATGTATGACGGTATGAAACCATTTTTAAGATACAAAGGAATGACCGATAGTAATTTTATTCCAATGATGCACGGTAAACCATTTAGAGATTTGGCTAATTATGTTGAAAGTAAAACAGGACCTTTAGTGCCTGAAACTGCTAGTAGTAGAAAACTTAAATTAACAAATGCAATTATTGGTTTAGTTAAAAGAACAATTGATGGTGATGACCTTAAACAATTTAATGCAACAATTAACAATGCAAAAAATCTAACAGAACAAAAAAGATATTATGTTTCAAACTATGGTATTGAAAACTTTATTGATATTGTAAATGGCAAAACAGATAAGATTGTAAAGGCTGAAAACTTTGACCGATATACAGTAGATAATATTGTTGAATGGTGGAAGAAATTGGCAACTAAAAGATATAACAAATTAAAAGAAGAAGGCCGTATTAGAAACGATTTAGAGATATGGACTAAAGACGCTCAGATTGACATTATTAGATAAATATGACTATGGCCATTTCAGAACAATCGTATAACGAATTAAAAGAATATTGGGATTACCAACGGAAAGTTGAGTATAATAAAGAAAAAGTTTATTATATGGCTGAAAAAATAGCTAGTAATACTTACACAGAATTTGGTCAATTACCAATAGATGAAGTAAAATCTATATTATGGTCAAAGATAGAACCAGGTTTCTATGATAACCCACCTAAAGGATATATACCTGAGAATCCAGAATATAGATTATGGAATGAAGTATGGCCACCAAAATTGGATATTAAGAAAAATTTAGATGATGATTACCATTTACAAAGGTCCTAGAAACTACATGACACACAGTTTCAGCCCACAGGAGCTTGACAATATCAAACAAATATGTTATAGTATGG